TACCGAGGAACAATATGATTATTTCCTTGATTGCTGGTCAGGAGATGACGAATACCAATATCTCTATGACTACTACGAGAAAAAATACCCAGAGTATAACCAAGAACTAAAACATTACGGAAAATGAAACTAAAAATCACAACCTTAGTAATCGTAGAAGAGGGCCAAGTCCAAGACATCTACCATTCACTTGAAGATAACCAAGACAAGGCTTATCAAGAAATCATAGACCAGGTAAATGCTGAATATGGAGACGGAGGAGTATTACAATTCTATTCTCTACAGGGTATCAAGGAATACTTCGAAATCGTACATATCCAAACCCAAGAACTAACATCAATAGGATTCAAAACCGCAATATTAGACCTATGAAAAAGAAATCCAAGAACCAAGTATACATACCTCACCAGGATAAATGGAATGAACACTTTCCTACTCCAGGTAAACCAAACCCCCATTACTACACAGACTCAGGTGCAATCTTCAACAAGCACCTACGTACCCAAAACAAATTAAAACAGAAAAGGAAATGAAAACTCTACTACTAATCCCAGTAATCCTATCCGTAGTCACCATCCTAACCCTCATACGCAATGAGAAAATATACCAAGCCCACAAGCATACCCACCCAACAAACAAAATAAGGTATATCATCTCACAGCTAATAATACTAACCTTATACACCTCATCACTAATCCTGGTATCCTATACATATAGGATTATATCAAGGTACATACAATAATACTAAAAATTATGAAATCACTAATCCTACTCATCGTAACGATCTGGCTCCTAATCCTAAATGAAGAAGCCTACCTAACAAAGAAATTCATCTACAGAATGAATCTAATCGTAATCCTCTTAATATATGCCTTCATACAGGTATACCTAATCGAATAAATACCCACAAGGTACCCGGAATAAATACCGGGTACCTCCCACACCACCCAAAAACAAAACAAAATAAATACTAACGCTAACTATGTTACATAATACCTAACTAAGGTACATAATATAATACCTATCCCATCTATAACCAATATACCATCTACTAATATAATAATACCAAATACATATTTCAAGGTACCCCGCCGGGGGTATTTGCCTTTGGTGAACCAGGTATGGGTACCTACCCAGTACTATACAACTACACTATAGCCACTATACTATATAGCTCTCTAGCTCTACTACCCCACACTTTAAAGGCAATCACAAAAAGGCTAAAAAGGTACACAAAATCCGACCATTAGGGGCCCCTAAATCCGATTGCCATGAGTACCCTTTATATGTATTATATAATAAGTATTGGTTGGGGAAAGGTAATCGGATTTGTGATTGGGCAATTAAAATATTAGGTTTTATGGCTAAATGGTTTATAGGATTTAAGGCCTTCAAGGGGCATATTTAGGTAATATTCCTAGTAAGTATGTAAGTAATTTGCTTAGTATTTATATTAGCATTATTTGTAAAGCTCTAGGACAATTTTGTGATTTAGGGGTACCTTGATTACCGAGAGCCATGTTACCTTAATACATATATTATATAATAAGCATTAGGTAGGGAAAGGTTCAAGGTAATAGGCAATCTCCATTAATGGCCTCTGGGGATTTTAGAGGGATAAAGGCAAATTAACCTTCAAGGCTATTAAGGACCTCACAAGGCAATTGAGGTTATTGCATATATTATATATTATTCTTATATTTGCATTGTAATAATAACATTTTAAATAATAGACGTATGAAAGCTCTTAATCAAATTTCAAATCTCATCATCCTTACCTTAGTCCATTACGCTAAGGATTATCCATGGGCATCTTACATTGCCAATTCACTTTCACAATTCGATTTGATATTGCCAGAACTAATGCAATCGAAAGCTAAGGAAATATCTATCTACCTTAACACAGATGATTGCCTTATGGAATTCTCATCCGAAATCCCTGACCCAGAGGAAATTGAACCCGATTTTACCTTCAACATCAAGTATATAACCTTTCAGGTATACTTCGATTAATATCTTAACCCAGAGCCTAACTTAGGTACCTGGGTTTTTACTTACGCTAACTTAGTAAGCCCTTATAGGCTATCCTAATCTCTATAGGCTTACCATAGTCCATATATGGCCTTATAGAATTAGGACCAAGGGGTTTTATAGAGGGATATATCCCAAGGGCCTTAATTCTTTATCACCTTAGTCCATTAATGGCCCTATCAATATACAGGTATATAATACACTTCCTAGAGGACAGGCGGAGGCCATATAGGAATATCCATATACATATCATATATGCCCACTACAAGGCGTGCGAAGATTCCCCTTGTGAACCCCCAAAATTAAGTGCAAAAATTAAGTCCTTTTTAGGGTGCAATAAATTTTTGAATTTATAGATTTTTCACAAAAATAATTTTGAAAATAAAAATATTCATTTTCTCAAAAATTTTCTTGAAAATGTTTGTAGATTAAAATAAAGTCCGTATCTTTGCAATGTCGAAAAGATAAAGCGATATTTGAATGAATTTTTAATTAAAACTTTTTAAGAAATTATTTCTCTAAAAATTTTGCTAATTAAAAAATAGTTCTTATCTTTGCAATACAGAAATGAAACAAACCTTATTAGATAGTTTAATAAGTCTTGAATATCTATCAAAAAGGTTATAAAATAATAATAATAAAATATTCAAGCGTTTTTATTATGACAACAAAAATAAATAAAGTGAGTGTAGAAAAAGCAGTAGCAAACAGTAAAGCAAATAGTTTAATTGCTTTAGACGTTTTAAAGTCTGTGAAAGAAAAAAATCAAGGACTTTTTAAAACAGCTTTAGGAACAAAAACAGAGATTTATAAAAAAGAATTGTTTTTGGGAGCAAATGAAAAACAAATCAAATCTTTGCGAAAAAAGTTCAGAAATGTAACTTTTAACTTTCTTTCTACGATTGCAAACAATGCAGATAAAAAACTAATTGACGGCTTTATAGACTTTTATAAACAAGTCTATGTTTTAAATGACTTTTCTTTTTCTTCGATTGCAAGCGAAAACACAAAAGAAGAAAAGAAAGAAATTTTAATAAAAGGTCTCGAAATAGTAAAAAAATCAATCAAATAAAGTATTAATCAGATAGGGAGTAAAATTACTCCCTATCATAAAATATAAAGTTATGATATTATTATATGTATTTCTTTCTTTTATAATTTTGCTTTTCGTTTTTCTTTATATAATTACTTTGTTTTTAAATTGGAATAATTTTGTAATTAGTGGAGTAGACGAGTACGAAAATTTAGAAAATGTTTATTATATTATCATTGATAAAGAATTTTGCAAAGAGACAAATAGAAAAGGTTTAGATATTAATGTTTATACTTTTATTCTCTTTTGTTTCCAAAGTACAGAAATTTGCAGAACTAAAATAATTAGATTACTCTTTAAACAATTTGTAATTAAAGACTAAAGAAAGCGCAAAGGGACAAATAAAACTTTGTCCCTTACTTTTTATTTTCAAATGTTAAATTTAACGTAACCGTACTCCCCTTTTAGTACCACAACTTTTACCTTCCTCGTGATAAGACTCTGCCAGAACTTCCCAGCCACATTTTAGTACCCCACAAAAATCGCTCCTCGTATTAAGGGCATGCCAAGATATCCCACACCACACATGCCCACATAACACACAGAGAAACCAGAGAATAAAACATCCCTAGCTCTCATCTCCCTTATCCCTCTGGTAGATTACAATATCAAAGTTCTTTCTATAAACCAAAAACTTATAAAGATATGGAAGAAAAAACATTATTCAAACTAGCACGTGCAATTACCGATACAGGTACAGATACTGTATCTTCAGATGGTGGTACTGTAACCTACCGTATCACTTCCCTCAAAAGGAAACTGGTAAATGGCAAAGTAGTTTCAACCTCTACACCCTCTTGTACTTTGGGCTCCGCCTCCGTAAGTTGGGCTATTTGGGGAGGAGTTACCGTTGGAGATGGTTACTTAGATGTAAAAATTAACTATTCAGAAAATACTGGGTCCTCAAGGTCTACTACTCTGACATTTACCCAAAATGGGTCTGATAACAAAATCAATCTCACAGTTACTCAGAAGTCCAGTGTAACCTATAGTGGATATATAAAAATGGTTACAAACACATTACCTTTAGGTGGTAATAAAGGTAATACTGCTCAAATCCTTGTGATGTCCTATTTAAATGGTAGTGATGGGTCTAAAAAGCAAGAAGCTCCCAATGTGGGTAGTGCTCCCGATTGGTGCGCAGTATCCGTTGCCCCAGTGGGTACTCTTGAGAACCATTACAGGTTATCACTGACTGCTTTATCGGATAATAACACTGGAGCTAACCGTTCAGGGCATCTCTTCTTAACCTGTGGGGATGCTAACCTTAGTATACCAGTTACTCAGAAGTCCCCATCATTCACTCTCTCTGGATTGCCCACAGATACAGGCTACTATCTCTTTGGCGGAGGAGCTAGGCCACAGAATACATCATCTTCAGATCAGGTGTATATACAAGGTCTCTCAGCAACTGGTACTACTACTATGAAGATTCCATTCTATGCCAATGACTCAGAACCTGGTTCTCGAATAGAATGTACTACTGGAGATAAAGTAGGTGTATATACTAAATCAGGTGCTACCTGGATATCAGAGGGGTCATTTATAGTACCAAGTGCAGGAGGAACAGTATCAATCTAAAAACATTATACATTATGGAAAATAAAGTTCTTAAATTAGGGGGGGGGGAGATCTACCCAAGATATACCTATTACCATCGATAGGGGTAACTCTGAGAGATGGACTATCCAATCCCAGAAAACTAAATATGTAAATGGTAAAATGTCTGGAGTTATTGGTGTTGGATATACTGCTAGCATCAATAACCCTGACTATCTTTTAGAAGAAGACAAGAGTAACAATCAGATTCAGATTACTGCACGAAATGACGGTACTTCTGGAACTTGTGTACTTACTCAAAACGAATCTGGTAATAAAATAAATCTACACCTTACTACTCCCGAAGAAAAAGAATATTGGGAAATACGTTTCTCTCCCATAATTCTTTTTGGGGTTACAATGGATGATTTTTTTGCTGCAAATACCAATATTAGTGGTGAATATGGATCAATGGCCGATGGTACCAGATATAAGAATTGGATAGTAAATCAAAATAGAAATATGATTAATGTCTATATTTCTCCTATGTACCCAGGGAATTACGACATGTTGTCTTGGTCCTGCCTTGATAAAGATGGTAATGCTTTTGCCCCTAATTACAATATACCCGATAACCAATACTTTACAACAAAAACAACTGGCTTGGGTTCCTATACTCTTACAAAAGTTTCAACCCCCTCTATTAGTAGTGGTACTCTTATACTCTCCAGTAGTTTTAACCCCACTAAAAAATATCCATTAGATTTGAACTTTTATTGGGGAGCTCCAACTAACTTAACTAACTTAATACAGGTATTAAGATAATATCCCAATTATAAAAGCAATTACCCAGAGTATTAGAGTAAGGGTATATGGTGTAGAATATCTATGCCAGGGATACCAGCAAGTAATATAAGAGTCTACTTTTAGTATTTCTGGATGTTCTTCCTCGTATTTTTTATCCTCTTCTCTAGAATTGTATTTATGAAATACATAGAAAGGTAAGAATACGAGGAAGATTATTAGAGCAACTGGGAACAAGAGTAGGAGAAGAATCTCCCACCCTTGCATTGATGTCCCAGCATAATTACCATCTCTGTCAAAAAAGTATCTCATAGTAATTTGTATTTTATGTATCTGATTAATAGATAAATTGGGAATAGAGGTAATACTATCCATACCGAGATGAATAAAACGAGAGAGTGTATTTTGTGAGTATAGGGTAAATAATCCAAGCAAGCCCTTACAAAAAATACAGTGAACGGTAAGCATACCAAATAAATTATTGCTAATACAGTAGTCATTGTTCTTTGAGGTATTTGTTAATAATCTTGGTAAGCTTCTTATCAAATTCAATCATCATATCGAAAGCATCGGTATCTTTCATACTTTTCATTTCCTTGTCAAGGAACTCTATGTTTCTCTTAATCGAGAAATAAGCCTTATATGCAAGGTAGGCTTTCTCATGTTCTTCTGTGAGAGGAAGAACATCTCCTTTTTGCCCATCCAACCTTGGATATGTATTATCAGGACCGAGAGTTCTTGCAACTTTTACCCGGTTACTGAGCATTGCAAATCCACCTTTCTTATCGATGGATTCTACTGTTACTTTCTCTGTGATGGGTCTTCCTGATAATACGAAGATAACTTCATCACCTTCTTTGAGCTTTTTAGCTTCTTTCTTTTCTTTTTTCATATCTATTTTATTTAGAAATTTTCTTTATGCAAATATACGAAATTATTCTTTATTTATTGCATTATCTATTTTATTTTTTATAAATTCATAGGCATTGCCCCGGTAATCTTCTAGCATTTTGTATTCCTGTGGAGATAGAATTACTCCGTTTACTTTAAAAAGCTTTCTTAGATGTTCTGGTATAGTGCCTTGGTGAGTGATGTTATTATAACGGATAATGAAAAGCTTCTTTCGGTCTTCATCAATAACTCCCAGAGTGTTTACTGGTTGGAGTTTAGTTTGGTAAATACCACCAAAAGCCGAGGGCACCATTAAAATATTTCCGGGAATTTTAGTTACCCAGTGAGAATAATCTGGAGTAATTACCGCAATTTTACCCTCTTTCTCAAGCTCTTTATCATAAGCTAATCGATTAGACCAAAAAGCACATTGAAAACAAATTTGTTTTCTTGCCATAAGTTGAGGGATTTCCCGAGTTTCATCAAATTCCTCTAAATTAATGGGCTTGCCACATATCTGGCACTCATTTTTCTTGTCCATATTGCATTATTTTATAAGTTATATATGATAATAGAACCTCGAAACATATTGAAAATGGGTTATAAGCAATACTTTTGTTACTAAAATTGAACCATTAAAACTGATAAGTTATGGATAAACTAACAAATGAAATGATTAAAGACCTTGCTATTCGCTTAGGTCTAGAACCTGCTCTATTGAAAGCTGTTCAATTGGTAGAAGCCGCAGGTAGAGATGGGTTTTTAGCTGATGGTAGGCCTCAAATTCTCTTTGAGGGTCACATTATGTACAAAGAAGTACATAAGAAATTCCCTGACAGAGATTTAGCTTACCTTTGTAAGAGATATTCTACGATTTTCTTCCCTAAATGGGATAAATCGAAGTACTTGGGAGGTGTACACGAGTACAAAAGACTCGAATTAGCCAAAGAAATTGACGAAGAATGTGCATTGAAGTCTGCAAGTTGGGGGATGTTCCAGATTTGTGGATTCAATCACAACCTCTGTGAATGTAAAGATGTCTTCGAATTCGTTCATAAGATGTCAGAATCTCATGCAAATCAACTAGAACTCATGTATTATTTCATGAAAAACTCTGGTTGTTTGAAGAATCTCAAAGAAAAGGACTGGGCAGGTTTCGCTAAGAAGTACAATGGTCCCGGGTATGCCCAGAATGCCTACGACCAAAAACTAAGAAATGCTTACGAAAACTTTAAAGGTAAATTATGAAAAGATGTCATTTTAACAGCTGGGTAGCAAAAGTATTTCTTTTCCCTAGTTACAAAGCAATTACTCTGGTGTATAACTCATTCTTCAAACACAAAGTAGAAGAGTGTAAACCTGATGATATCAATCATGAGTGTATTCATCAGATACAGCAGATTGAGTGTAGTATAGTGGGTTTGGTACTTGGTATCATACTCTGGTTATCATTTGGTATGTCCTTTTGGTGGGTAGTGGCTCTGACTTTTGGATTCTTCTACCTTTGGTATATCATCGAATATTTCATCATATTGTGCTTTGCCAAGTGGGATAAACAGAACGAAAGATATCATGATGTAAGTTTCGAAGAGGAAGCTCACAATAATGATAAGAATCTGAGTTACTTGGAAGACCGTAAGCCATTTGCTTGGATTAAATACATTAAATTGAGAAGCTACAAGAAATGAAAAAATTAAAAGTATTAGGGGTGTCTGCTGGTGCAGGCATCCTTTTGTTCCCTTTTAGAAAGAATTTGATAGCTAATATAGAAACTCGAGGAGTATTTTATACTAAAGGCTTAGAGCAGTGGAAATTGAACTTTGGTGGTATACCATATTATAAAGATGAAACCTTCCCAGATTGTAAGCCAGACATCATACTTTCAAGTCCAGACTGTGGAGCATCTTCTATTATGAGGCTTTCAAAAGTAAAAGAATTGGGCAATCCCCAAGAGAATAAATCCCTGAATCTAGTAATTCAATCAATCTTACATTATAAACCTAAGATATTTCTTATTGAAAACTTACCTCGTTTGCTATCTTTGCTCCCAAAAGAATATCTTCAAAAAACTCTTGAAGACTATAAACTTATTTTTCACGAAAGAAGCGTTTCTGACTACGGTAACTCACAGTTATCACGAAAGAGATTACTTATCATTGGAGTACATAGAAAAACTGGTAAGAAATACTTGAATGCTTTTGATGAAATATTCCAAGTAAAAACTCCAACAACTACTAGAAATTTACTTAAACCACTCACATTCTCTCAGGAAAATAATACTAACCAGATTCCGTTCATGAGTAAAACTCTGGCAATGTATGACTATCGAAAGCTCCCTGAGAAGAAGAATCTTACAGTAGCAAAGATACATAGACTCTGGGTTAGAGATTTCAAGGATGAAAAGAAGTGGCCTATCAAAACTGCAAAGATGAGTACTCTTCCAGGAGTATATCGATTGGAGTATGATAAACCACCTTTAACTCTAAGACCTGCAGATAGGCAATTTAGACCAGATGGCTACCCCTTGGGAATCGAAGACTTCAAGGCAATTATGGGATTCCCTGATAAATTCAAAGTTTACCTTCACAAAAATAGTAATACCTTCGAAGGTGATTTTAAGGATTACCATTATTGGCTTAACAAGGCAAGGTACACAATTGCCAAAGGGGCAGTAGGGGAAATAGGTATTTGGTTCAAGAGATGCCTGAAAAAGGTTAATATATACTAAAGTATATATTACTTCCTGGTAGACCTTGAAAAATATAGATATATAATATACTTCGTATATATATCTATATTTTTTATATACTCTATATCTATATACTTATAGATATACGAAATTAGGTATATTAGGATAGAAGAAACACTTCGATTCACTTCGTTCATCGAATAATTAGGTTCGGTACCGAACCTAATTGGAGAAGTATGTTAACTATATACTTCTGAAACCTAAAAATTTTATGATATGAGATTGATAAATACCAAGACCCAAGTTAAGAAGGCAAATCTCCCAACAATCCTAATCTTTGTTAAACAGATTTGCTTACAAGTTCCTCGGTTTAGATTTGAGATAATCGAAACTGAACACACTTTTCAGTTTAAGTTTTACCTTTTAAAGTCAAGGATATCTCCCATTGAGAAGTATTGGCTCAAGAAACGAATCAAAAAGTTCATCCATGAAGACTCTTAAGAACGTAGCTATTCTAGCATTACTAGGATTTACTATTTACCTTTGCTTCAGGAATTACAAACTTTCTCGAGAAGTTGATTTCCTGGAACTAGCGGTCAATGAAATCCCAGATACAGTATACACAGAGAAACCCTTTAAACCAGAGAAGAAGTACTCAGAAAAAATTGAACCAGGTAAAATCTTAGTTCATGATAATAAGCAGCCAACTCTCTTTCCTGATTCCATGCTAAGGCAGCCAGTTATCAGTAACCAAGATTCCCTGGTTCAAATTGTTTTGAAGAAAGATAAGTTGAACTTAAGTCTGTTCAATAAGGAGACTAACACTTATTCAACTAGACTATTCCCAATCGACTTAGATAAGTACAACTACAACTGGTATGAAGGTCAATTAACTCGAAAGAAAGTTGCAAGGTTATCACTTAAGACCTATGTTTACGGCAAATATAGACCTTTCAATAATCTCTTCGATATGGGAGCTGGTCTTTCAATCAAGACTAAGAGATTTAATTACAAACTCGGGGTCAATACATTTTACTATCCGAAGATAAAATCTGGGATAGGTACTGACATCGAATTTCAAATAACCTATAACTTTTAGATATGGCAAAGACTATCTCAGAAACTAGAACTACTTTAACTCGAGAAGAGTTATCAAATCTCTCAAGGGTTACAGTAGATGTTTTCTTTTTCAGTCTTTTCTGTTATGTGATACATCCAGTAAGGGGAAAGGTAAGGTTCGAACTTTACCCATTTCAAAAATCGGTTTTGTATAATTTTATTGCTCAACGTTTCAATATCATTTTGAAATTTCGTCAGGCAGGTATTACAGAATTGATTTCTATGTACTGTCTTTGGTTGGCGATGTACCATCCCAACAAAAAGATAAACATTATTTCTATCAAGGATACCACTGCTAAAAAAGTACTTAAGAAGATTAAGTTCATGTACAAAAATCTACCCTGGTACCTTCAAACTCCCATTATAAACGGTAGGGCTGGTGAATACGGATCAGCATCCATGATAGAATTTGATAATGGGTCTTTTATTGAATCAATTCCGACATCATCCGAAGCCGGTCGTTCGGAATCTCTTTCCCTTTTGGTAATTGACGAGGCAGCAGTAGTTAGATGGGCTGCTCAAATTTGGGCTGCTGCTTTTCCTACTCTTTCCACTGGTGGAGCTGCCATCGTCAATTCCACTCCTTATGGAGTTGGTAACTTTTATCATTCAACTTGGGTAGATGCCATTGCTGGAGGTAACCCCTTCAATCCCATTCGATTATACTGGCAGATGCACCCGGAACGAGATATAAATTGGTATAACCAAATGTCTTCTGCTTTGGGTGCAAAACGAACAGCACAAGAAATAGACGGTGACTTCTTGTCATCAGGTAATACCGTCTTCGATTTAGCTGATATTAAGGCTATCGAAGACTGCCTTAGTGATTATCCAGTAATAAAGAAAAGATTCAATGGTCAATACAGGCAATTCTGTGAACCAGAATCTGACAAAGAATATTTCATTGGTGCTGACGTTGCAACTGGTAGAGCTTCTGACTATTCCTCATTCACTTGTATGGATAAGCTAGGAGAAGAACAAGCAATATATAAGGGAAGAATGGCAGTAGGGGCTTATGCTAAATTACTTGGAGATACCGGGCAATTGTATAATTGGGCTACTATAGCTCCGGAATCTAATGATGTGGGTTTAGCAGTAACCTCTAAACTTCAAGATGAAGGTTATCCAAAGCTGTACTACTACCAAAAAATGCTTAAGAAAAAGGGAAAGAGTAGACCAGAAATGGACCAATCTCCGGGTTGGTTAACTACACAAAAGAATCGTTCAGTGATAATAGAAAACTTAGAAGAAGATATCAGAAATGATAACGTAATCATAAAGGATCCATTTTTTGTTCAGGAAGCTTATACTTTCATCTATGATGGTTTAGGTAGGCCTGTTGCAATGGGTAAACATAGAGCAAATAATTCTGCTGTTGATGTAGACCTTGAAGGAGACGTATACTCAGATGATGATATATTTGGAAAAGCAATATGCAATCACATAAGGAAAGGAAAAACTAACGTAATCGTACAACCAAGATGAAAAAGTACTTCAATTTTAATTGGGTTTGGGGACGTAAGAAGGACCCTCCCAAAGATGGTACCTCCTCTAATAAAGAGCAAAAGCCTACCACTCCAATATCACCTGGTAGAGTTTCAGTTGACGATGATAGCAATAACTTAATCACATCATTACAGGGGTTGACTAAATTAGTCGAGCCCTCTTTTCGTGTTGATGTAATACCTTTAATCCGAGATTTATATAAAGTAAATCCGGATATGGGCATTGCATTGCAAGATATGTTTAAGTTAGCTAACACCAGTCATACAGTAACTTTTCCAAACAATACCGATGAAGAGGCTTCTAAGATGAGAGACCATCTTAAAAAAGCAACCAAAGGATGGACCAGATATACTGCCGGTATAGATGGTTTAGTTAACAAAATGATTGTTCAACTTCTTGTAAGTGGAGCAATATCTGTAGAGGGAGTTCCCAATGATAAACTAGATGGTTTGGCTACGGTATTATTCCTTAAACCAGAATATATCAAGTTTAAACGTGAATTAAATGGGGTGTATCATCCTTATCAAAAGAATCATAATTACTGGAACAAGCAACAAGATTACATTAAGCTTAACCCAGAAACTTATTTCTATGTTGGTATGTTCAATGATACAGATGAACCCTATGGAGTTCCTCCCTTTATGCCTGCCTTAGATTCTCTCAAGGGTCAAAATGATATGAAGATTAATTTCAAACATATCATGGAGATTTGTGGTATGGTGGGTTTTCTTGAAGCTAAAATGCAGAAATCCCCTCAAAGGGCTAACGAAAGTATAAATGCCTACGAATCTAGACTAAACCGAGAGCTCAATCTTTTAAAACGTAATGTTAAGGATGGCATGAAGGATGGGGTTGTTGCGGGTTATATTGATGACCACGAATTTAAACTCAACTCTACTACCAAAGAACTTGGTAATATCGAAAAGCCATGGAATATGAATCAACAATCAGTGGCTAATGGTTTGGGAGTTAATGGCTCTATCATTGGAGTATCTGCTACTACTGGTGAAGGGGCAACGGGTATAATGCTGTCTAAGATGATTAGCCAGTTAAAAAATATCCAAATGCTTGTAGCTTATGTATTAGATCGACTTTATTCTCTAGAACTGCGTCTGGCAGGATTTAATAATAAGGGAATGAAGATTGATTGGGGAACTTCTACAGTTTCTGATGAAGTTAAAATCCAACAGGGTCTTCAGTATAAGATACAGAACCTTGACTTATTATATAAGGCTGGTATTATTAGCCAAGAACAGTATGCTTGGGCAATGGGCTATGATTCCCCGGATGAGAAAGAACCAAGAGTTTCATTGGAAGATCAATTTGCTAAAGGTGGTAATTCAGATCCTCAAGAGGGAACTAAAAAGAAACAAAGGCAGGATGATAAAAACCAATCTGCTCGTAGGTCAAGAGATAAGAATAACCCGGCTCCTTCTCGAGGAGACCAAAATACTAAACCAAGATGAGTAAATTTACAAAGAAAAACAAAGAGCATCTTGATTCTATGGTGATAGGTCAAGGCCATACCATTATGGCTGGTTATATACCAGAAGCAGTGGGAGCCCAGACTTTCTCAGAGAATTACTATAAATGGAAGAATCCTACACCGGACTCCATTGCTCAATTTGGATTTTGGGGAGGGGATATAGATTATAATACCTATTACCCTAACCTGGATAAATCAGAATTAACTCCTAAAGATGAAGAGTTTATTGAACCTATGTTCAGATTACTTTCGGAAACGATTGTATCTAAGAATTGGAACCCTACAGACTTTGGTCAAAATGGAGTATTGAAAGCTTCTATGAAAATGTTACTTGGTCAAACAGTAAACTGTGACCATGAAACTAACATAGGTAATGCTATTGGTGCTGTATCTCAGGTAATGTGGCAAGAGTCTTACAAAGATGGAAGTTTCACTATACCTGCAGGTATCAACGGTATTCTGAAAATTGATGGTAAAGCCAATCCAAGGATTGCTAGAGGTATACTTATGGAACCACCCTCAATTCACAGTAACTCTGTCACAGTACAATTCAAGTGGGATAAATCACATCCTCAAATGGAGGATAACGAATTCTATCAGAAACTCGGTACCTATGATTCTAAGGGAGTGATGGTACGTAGAATGGTTACTGAGATAGTTCGTTACCTGGAGACTTCATTGGTATCTCATGGAGCTGATTCTTTTGCTCAAAAAATCGGTTCTGATGGTAAGATTATTAATCCTACCTTTGCTAAAAGAACTTGGGCATCTTATGAAGAATACAGAGACGATAAATCGAAGCAATACTTCTTTACCGATTATAAATCTGACCTAACTTCTTATCAAGAAAAGGACGATACTCAAGGTTCTTTTAATGATAATGATGCCAAGGATAATCAATCAAACGAAAAAAATAGTATGAACGAATTACAAAAATTTCTAGAGAGCCTCTTCGGGGATAATCTGCTTACCCTTGAGGAAGGTAAAGAAATGAATCAGGAAACAGTAGTTGCCTGCATTCAAAGTTTGGTATCATCCAGAAATGAACTGCAAACTTCAGTAGATAACCTTACTACAGAGAAAAATTCTCTTACGGAACAGGTTACTAACTTGAATGCAGAAGTGGCTAATCTGAAAGAGATGGCAACTGTAGGAAAGAATCATATTGCTTCTCTTCGTGAAGATGCAGTAGCAACCTACAAAAAATTGATGGGTGATAATGCCGATGAAACCATTGTTACAATGCTTAATGCAGAAACAACTGGTATTACTACTCTTGTTTCCTTGACTAAGGATTACCAAGCTCGCTTGGAAGAGAAGTTCCCTCTCACCTGCTCTAAGTGTGGTTCTAAGGATGTTAACCGTGCTTCTTCAGTTACTGAAGATGATACTCAAGGTAAAAAAACTACCGACGGTGCAGACACAACCAAGAATTCTGAATTACCGAGTACTAAGAATGTGATCGATAATTTGTATCGAAACAAAATTAAATAAGTTATTATATAAATATCCGCATTATGGAAACAACGAAAATCGTAAACGATCCTCAGCAACTTACTCTCTTTGGGGAAAGAACTCCGAGAGCGGTGATTTACAAGAGTGAATCCCACAAATTGCATCAGGCTTTCAATGTTAAAGCTGGAGAGAAAATTGTACAAGGTATGCCGGTAGCTTTAAATGAAGACGGTTTGATCTACCCTTGTACTGACCCGTCTACTCAAGTTTACTTGGGTGTGGCAGTAACGGATAACGTTAACCCGGCTTATCAGCCTCAAAGAAACTTCCCAGTAGAAGTAACCGTGGCTGTAGAAGGTTATATGATTTGTAACTGGGTATCAAACGGAACTATCGAAGCTGGCTATGTAACTCCCGATGGAGCATTGCTTAACGACCGTTTCGTTAAGGCTAACCAAGGTATTTCAACTCCGTTCATTGCCCTCAATCCTGCAGAAGAGGCAAATGAGGTAATCCAAGTACTCATTAAATAAGAGAAAAGAAAGTTATGGAAAATAAGATTGATATTACAAAAATGAAGGCTCAGGACTTTATGAATGAGCTGCCGGAAATGGTAAGAAGCTTGGAAGCTGTTCGTTCCGGTTCACAGGATAAGAAGCCTGTAGAAGTAACCTTTGAAGAATTGGTTACAGGTAAATGGGGAATTTCACAGGATGAACTCTTCGAAAAGGTTGGCATCAATCCAAAGGTTGATACCATGCAGAACATCTTTACTATGCCCCAGCAGAATATCCGTTGGATTGTTCCGGAGATTATCCGTGCTGCTATCACTCTGGGTATGCGTCAAGCACCGTTCTATCCGAACATCATCGCTTCAGACCAATCCATTAACGGATTGCAAGCAATTATGCCGATGGTTAATATGTCGGATGCTGCTCCTGCAAAGGTTAACGAAGCAGAAACTATTCCCTTGGGTGATGTTAGCTTCGGACAAAAATCAGTTAGCCTCTTCAAAATCGGAAAGGGTTTCAAACTTACTGATGAAGTTCGTAACTATGTTTCACTCGATGTCTTGGGGATCTATCTTCGTGACTTTGGTGTTCAGTTGGGTTATGCTTTGGATACTCTGGCTATGGACGTGGCTATCAATGGTAACAACCCTGATGGCTCTGAGTCTGCCCCAGTAATTGGTGTATACGAAACAACCAATGGCATTACTTACAAGGATCTATTGCATATTTGGGTTCGTGCTGCTCGTATGGGACGTAACTTTACTACTATGATTGGTGGTGAAGATCAGGCAATTGAAATGTTGAACTTGCCAGAATTCAAAGATCGTCATTCTGGTACAACTGAAGCTACACTGAATGTGAAGTCTCCGGTTCCCAAGAATGCTGACTTCTATATTCACCCGGGTACTCCTGACCAGCAGTTGCTGTTGATTGATACATCTGCTGCCTTGATTAAGCTTACCGCTCGTCAATTGATGTTGGAATCTGAAAGAATTGTTTCTAACCAAACTGAGGCTGTTTATGCAAGCTTAACTACTGGTTTCTCCAAGATGTACCAAGATGCTGCTCTGTTGCTGGCTGCAGATAAGAAGTTCTCCGAATTCGGATTCCCAGAATTCATGAACGTAGATCCTTACCTGATGGTTAATCTTGAATAAGAACGTCCGGTTTCATCTATATAAATTCCCAGAGAGGGTGGGTAACTAAAAAGACCCATCCCCTCTTTAATCAACTTTTATTTTAATCTTAGGAAATATGGCTAAAGATAATAAATACACATTAACTGTGGGACCAAGAGCTTACAGTTTTCATGACCAATCAACTGGTATTACCATTTGTAGAGGAGAAGAAAAAGAACTCACTCGTCGTCAATTCCGTACACCGAAAATTCAGAAGGCTGTTGCTTCGGGTCATCTGATTATCATTGCTGATAAATCGGAAATCGAAAAGTATTCAGAGGCTGATATCGAAAAGTTGGACAAGAGGTTAAATGCCCAGTTTAAAAAGGGCATGACTTTGGAAAAGCTTTCAAAGGGATACTCTCTTGAAGAACTGAAGCTGGTAGCTGGTTTACATGAAATCGTTGCCGAGAAAGATGATACAGTAGAAACACTTCTCCAGGCTTTGCTGGAAGAATTTGAATCTTCTTCTAAAGGTTAATATATGAAAATTACATAAGACAGACTAATATGAAAAATAATCTGGACTTTTTGTACGTTACGTCAGGTCTGGAAGTTTCATTCAGAGTCATATCCAAAGTCCCGGCCAAATCTATTTTTGACTGGGACTTTGGCGATGATAAGGGAGAGGTTTTCAATGGTGGAAGACATGTTTCCTATTCTTATGAAGCTCCCGGTTTCTATACAGTAACCCTACATGTAACTAACTCGAATGGTTTAGATATCACCGTAGATAAGACTCTGGTAGTTTGTGATTATGGGCATACGGCATTAGCCGATACAATATATAATTTAATTGACCATTATATACCATCAGAAATCTCCGATGGTATGACACGAGAGGATAAATCCATTTACATCACCAAGTGGCAATATTATATTGGACCTCTAGTAAATCATACAATTCCACCAGATAAATATACTGACGAATTATGGTATGAAGCACTAGAAAACCAACTAATAATGGAATTGGCAGCATGGGATTTTCTTAATGTGAAGATACTTAACTTATTAACGAGTACTTCTGAATATTTAAGTCAATTAACTTCTACCAAAGAACAAACCGGTGATGGTACCTCTAAACCAGAACTTGCCCGAGGTGATAGGATTAAACAAATCACTACTGGGCCTACTGAAGTGCAATATTATGATACCCTGGCAGATGCTACAAGTTCCCTATGGAAAACACTTTCTCAAGCAATGCAACCGGGTGGATTAATAGATGAATTAAGAAAGAACCTTTGTATGTTAGCTTCACGGTTGGAAATCTATTTACCGTTCTGTGATGAAGTATTCAGAACTGTAATACCAAGGGTAGTTAACCGAAGAAAACCTGGTATATTAGATGGGCCTAACCCAAGTACACCAGTAAAGGGTGGTAATGACTCAATTTTAACTAAAATATGACAAAAGAACCATGGAGAATGGTAAAGAACCGCTCTTGGGATAGATACAAGAAAATTATCACCGATTTCTTGGATTGGGATGCTGGTAGACAAACCATAACTTGGGCAAAAAATGTTAACCAACTTCTCAGTCATGCCGAAGATAGTATACCCAAGTATTACAATATCCAAATCGAGGCATTATGTTACTACAATGCTTTCAGAAACTGGCCAATTAATAAGGCTACAGTAACTGGAGAATTGGACGATGAAAACTTATCAATACTAATTTCTAAATCTTATATAGAACAGATTGGTTATCTTACCTCTGAGGGATATTGGGATTTTAATTGGGAACAAGATAGGTTCGTAATCAATGGTATAACGTATAAACCATCCGGTGACACTCAAACTGCTCAGGCAAAGGATGAGGCTCTAGTTTTCATGGTTATCCTAAAGAGAGACCGAGATACCAAAATTGAATTTGTAGAATAAAACATTAAGTGTATGGCAAAGATGTTAGTACTGAGGTGGACCCCAATTACTACCTCCAGTGGAATCTGGTTTGATAGTAATCTGGTTATCCTTAATGGTACATCTGGAGTTCATATTGAAATGAAAGGTAATGGCAACGATGTAACGGCATTTCAATCGATGACCGGAAACAAATTTGTCACCTGCTTTCAAGATTACTTCGGTGATATCTGGGATAAAATAATACCTCATCCTGGTATAGGCCAGGTAATGAAATTCCGTGTAAATAAGCTTCCCGATTATGCTTGCATACGGGGGGATATAGAAGACGGTGGAGATGTAGATCCAGAAAATCCGAATATACCAATGAATGCCTTCTGTGGTTCAGAGGGAGAACCATTCAGGGATATAGATTCGGAATTCTTACTGGGTCGTCAACGTTCAGTAATTAATCCTTAAATTTTATAAATATGTATGTAAGTAAATATTACACCTGCGAAGAGATTGACCAGCGGTTGTTACAGGGTTACTATGATGACTTTGTTCGTGCTGGCTTTGGGGGAACTATAAATGAGTTCTGGGCTTTCGTACTTTCTATCAAAAATAAGGTAGATAAGAAGGAAGGATATGACTTATCTAAGAATGACTTCACTGATGAGTTAAAAGCTAAACTTGATGGCATTGAAGAACATGCAAACTACATCACTAAGGTATCTCAGCTTGAAAATGACTTAAAGTATCAAACTGAGGAAGAAGTTAAACAGATGATTAGTGATTTGGTTGATGGTGCAGATGATGCTCTTGATACTCTTAAAGAGTTAGCAGAAGCTTTGGGTAATGATCCAAATTTTGCTACAACTATTACCAATAAGCTAACCGAATTACGTACTGCTTTAACAGAAGAGGTTAATCGAGCTAAAGAGGCAGAAGCCGCTTTGGGTGCAGCAGTAGCAGCAGTTCAGGATAATCTTGAATATGGGCTAGATCAGATTAACAAGAAGATTGATACTGTAAAGTCAGATTTAAAGGCAGAAATTGATCGAGTTGAAAGAAAGGTAGACAAGAATACCGAGGACATCAAAGACCTTAACGATAAAATAAATAATAATAATAATGAACTTGAGAATGAACTCAAGGGACTCATTCAACAGGAAAGAGAAGAACGTATCGCTGCTGATGCTGAGATTAAGGAAAGTGTAAATGAACTTAAGACCCTTCATATCAATGATAAGGCCGCACTCGAAGCTAAAATTGCTGAAGAGACTGCCAACCGTACCAATGCTGATACTGTCTTGGATTCTAAGATTAACGAGGAAATTACTAATCGCCAATCTGATACCCAGGCTCTTCAGAGTAAGATAGATCAGGAAAGAGTAGACCGTCATTCGGAGGACCAAGTTCTTCACAATGATATTTCTAAAGAGGTAGCCGATCGTACAAATGCCGATAACCTTCTTCAGAGTAACATCGATAAAGAAGCACAAGCTCGTACTTCTGCTGACCAGGTATTACAGAATAATATCGATTCAGAAGCAACTACAAGAGCTGCTCAGGATTTAGCCCTTGATCATAAAATTGAGGATATAAAATTACAGGGCCAAGCAGATAAAGCCCAATTACTCGAGGCAATTGCTGCAGAGGCTATGGCTCGTGAAAATGCCGATATCGATCTCGATAATCAAAAGGTGGATAAACGAGAGGGTTATTCATTAACTAAGAATGACTTTACAGATATACTCAAAGCTAAGTTGGACGGTATTGAAGAACATGCCAACTATATTACCCATTTATCTCAGCTTATCAACGATTCAGGTTTCCAAACTGAGGACGAAGTAAAAGCAGCTATTCAAGAAATTGTAGGTGCTGCCCCTGAAGTACTTGATACTCTTAAGGAAATTGCCGATGCTTTGGGTAATGATCCAAATTTTGCTACAACTATTACCAAGAAATTGGCGGCTATTACTGAACAGGTTAATCAGGAAATAGAAGACCGTATTGCTGGTGATGAAGCAAATAGTGCTGAAGTAGCTACAGAAACCCAAGCCCGTAAAGATGCAGACATTGCTCTTGAGGCTAAGTTAAAAGAATATATAGACAATAAGTCTGCAACTGGCGATGCTGCAATTGGAGTTGTAAGGGATAATCTTAACAAGGAAATCCAGGATAGAAAGGATGCCGATGCCGCTATTCAAGCTTCTTTAGATAAAGAGATTGCTGATAGAAAGACTGCAGATGAGGCTTATAATGTTAGTTTGACTAACGTTAATAGACGTATATCCGAGTTGGCTTTAAGTATTCAAGATTCTATCAATACCTTACGTAATGAGCTTACTGAGCAAGTAAATGCTAATACAACGGCTATTGCTACGAATACTCACAATATCGAAAGAAATTCTGAGTCAATCACAAACTTAACTAAAACGGTAAGTGATAACTACAAGGAAGTTAAGGATATGATTAACGAGGAAATTGTTGACCGTACCAATGCCGATACTGCCTTAAGTTCTAGGATTGATAATCTTAATATAGACCTTAATACTGAGAGAGTAGAGAGGATTGCTGCCGACCAAGTTCTTCAAGTAAATCTTGACAAAGAGATAGCAGATCGTACTGCTGCAGATAATGCTTTAAGTACGGAGTTTACTGCTAAATTGGATAATACTAAACAGGCTTTAGAATCCGAGGTAGATAAACTTAACCTCAAGTTAGATCAAGAGAAGGAAGATAGAATTGCAGGTGATAATGCTTTAGGAACTCGTATTGATTCTCTAGAGGTAGGTAATACCGATGCTATGAATGAACTAAAAGCAAAGGTAAATGCTAATACCACTGCTATTAATGCCGAGAAAGACCGAGCTATTGCAAAAGAGACCACTCTGGAGGCAAAGATAGATACCAATCTTCAGAATCACAGGGATGATATAGCCGGTATCACTCGAGATATGCTTACCGAGAAAAATGAACGTTTGGCTGGAGACACTCTACTTCAAACCAATATTGATAAAGAAGCAACTGATAGAGCTAATCAAGATACACTTATCAGTAATGCTCTTGCTCAAGAGAAGGCAGATAGGATTGCTGCCGACCAAGCACTGGATAATAAGAAGGTAGATAAAGTAGATGGTAAAGTACTTTCTTCTAATGACTTCACGGATTTGCTATATTCTAAACTTGATGGCATTGAAGAACATGCAAACTACATCACTAAGGTATCAGAGTTATTAAACGATTCTGACTTTCAGAATGCAGAACAAGTAGAGGCTGCAATCCAAAGTATTATTGGTTCAGCTCCTGAAGTATTGGACACTTTGGCAGAAATTGCTAAGGCTCTCGGTGATGATCCCAACTTTGCAGCAACTATGACTGCTAAGCTTACAGAGTTGGAGAATAAGCTTGAAGCCGAAAAGAACTTACGAGAACAGGGAGATAATACTTTACAACAATCATTCACTAACCTGAGTAATACTCTTACTACTACGGTAAATGAGCTGAGAACTTTTGTAAGTGAAACTCGTACAGAGTTGTTAACTTCCCTGAATGCTACTAATGCTCTGGTAACTCAGAATACTGCTAATATCCAACGTAACCTGGAATTAATCCAGGGTATTCAGGATAATATCAATGGTAATTATACGGCCATTACGGATCTGTTAAATAACGAAATTGCTGCTCGTAAAGCTGAAGATATTCGGTTGGAAGCAAAGATTGATCAGAATACTTCTGACCTTAATACCGAGAGTGAAGAGAGAAAGGCTGCTGATAAAGTTCTTCAAGATAATATCGATGCAGAAGAAGCTGCTCGTATTGCTGCAGACACCGCTCTTGGTAAACGTATCGATAAAGAAATCCAAGATAGAATAGATGCAGATACATCTTTGGATAACAAATTTACCAATATTACCAATGACCACGAAGAAAGGTTGGTAGCCGAGGAAGCAACTTCTGATGCTTTACCTAATACCATGGTTACTGGTGTAAGTGAAATAAGTAGAGATGACTCTAAACTTACTTTCAAGGTAAATACTTCTACTAAGGACGTTTCTAACAACCAATACGGAGAATCCAATGAGGCCATTAAAGAACTTCTCCCGGTAACCCAATCTCTTGCAGGAGTCATGTCTGCAGCAGATAAGATTAAGTTGGATGGGTTGGATGAAAATGCCCTTACAGATATATCGGCTGATTCCGATGCAAGTAAAGTAACCGTAACCGTAACTAAGGATAATGGTCTGAATGCTGATACTACAGAAACCTTTGATTTGCCTCAGGCATCAGATACTAAAGCCGGTACGATGACTGCTAAGGATAAGGTAGAGTTAGATAGAATTACTACTGTTAACTTTGCTCTTGGGGATGTAACTCCAAATGAGACTTCAATAGGCATTGCTGCTACTAAAACTGTAATCGAAGATGGTACAGTAGAACAGAATCCTATTACCTTGCCTGCTTCTACTTCTGAGAAGGCCGGTGTACAATCTGCTGCCGATAAGAAGTTATTTGATTCCATACCAGATAATATTATCATCTTATCTGGTAATAGCCCAGTTGAGGTAGGCCAGCAAAGTAGTCATGTAACTTTAACTCATAACTTCTCTTCTAAAAAAGAAGATGGTATTTATACTCATGAGCCAGAAGATTATAAGACTACTTATATCCCTGCTTCTACTTCTGAGAAGGCCGGTGTACAATCTGCTGCCGATAAGAAGTTATTTGATTCCATACCAGAATCCTTTGTACTTGCTTCTGGAGGCAATCTAGAAATTTCAGATTCTGAGGTCACCATTACTCATGCTGGAGCTAAACTAGACTCAGAATCTGGTGTCTATGTTAAGGGTAGTAGATATGTAATGGGTACTATACCAGCAGCAACTAAGACTACTGCAGGTGTAATGACTGCCCAAGATAAGATTAATCTTGATGAGACTTTGCCCAATGCTATTGCTAAGGAAATTGAGGATAGACAAGAGGCAATCGATACAGCTATCAAGAATCTGGGAGATTCTCAGACTGCTGCTTTAGAAAAAGAGATTCAAGATAGAAAAGATGCTGATACTGCCCTTGATACTAAACTGCAGAATAACATTGATACTCTAGAAGCCAAGCATGATGCCTTTGTAGCAACTAAGGGACAAGCTGATGGGTTTGCTCCATTGGATGGTAATGGATTGGTACCAGCTAACCATTTGCCTTCATATGTAGACGATGTAATCGAGGTATACGCTACTTATGAAGTAAGCTCTACTGGAGGTCTTACTAATGTTCAGTTGTATACTGATGCTACTCACCAAACTCCGGTAACTGGAGAATCTGGTAAGATATACATTAATGTTGCTAATGGGGAACCTCCTTATCAATTCCGTTGGTCAGGTACTAAATTCGTAGATAGTAACACTTCTTCCCTTATTATTGGAGAAATTGCAGGTACTGCTTTCGAGGGTAGTAGAGGTAAACATCTTGAGGATGTGGTATCTAGTATGCCTAGAAATTTAATCAGTAATATTTCAATAGCTAACAGAAACAAGAGGAATATAATTATTCAGTGTAATTATTCTTCTTTAGATGACCAGGGTCATTACATAGATCAGCCTGAGGGGATGCTTATTCCACTAACCAATGCCACTACTCAAGAAGCCGGTTTGATGGAGGCAGAAAGTGTAATAAAACTTAATCAAACCCTACCGAAAGCCATAGAGGATGAACAAGAGGCTCGTATTGCAAAAGATAATGAGCATGATAAACTAATCAATAGTTTACCTCAGGAGATAATGACGGTAATAAACGGTGTTACCCAAAATACGAATAATCTCGGATTAAAGTATTTTAGATGGGTAAAGAATACCGAAGAGGGCTCATATAGTAGAGGTACAGATGTGAATGTCACCATACCAGCAGCAACTAAGACTACTGCAGGAGTCATGTCTGCAGCTGATAAGACTAACTTGGATAATACGGTACAGGGGTTGGCAAATGAGATTACCAATAGAACTAATGCTATCAATGCTCTTCGTACAGAATTGAGAACTTACGTTGACGATTTGATTGCAGATACTGGTTCAGATGTAACTGCATTAGAAACTAAGGTAAATAATCACATTGCCAATAAATCTAATCCTCATGCAGTTACTAAAACTCAGGTTGGATTGGGTAATGTTAATAATACTTCTGATGCTGATAAGCCAGTATCTACTGCTCAAGCTACTGCTATTGCTAATGCTAAGGCTGCAGGTACTGCTGCTCAGACTTCTATCAATAGCCATGCTGGTAGAAGAGATAATCCTCACGTAGTAACTAGAGCTCAATTGAGTTTGGCAACTACCGACCAGGTAGTATTTGCTAAGACCACGGCTCCTTCTGGTTTCTTCAAAGAATCCTCAGATGTTCGACTCAAATCTAATATCAAGGATTTGAATCATACTCTGGAACAGATTTGCCAGATACCAACCAAGTCATTCGAAATGCTTGGTAAAGAGGACGAGGGAACTATTGCTCAGAATCTTGAGGGATTGGGATTTGGTAAATATGTAGAGGAAGTTCCAGTAGAGAAATCTACAGTACCTAATCCAGAGGAATTCGAAACTTTGGAAATCAATGGAGAAGAATATGTACTCGTAAAACAAGTTAAATATCACAAGATGTCAACTTTGGCAATCGAGGGTGTTAAACTTCTCTACGATGAGATTAAGGCTTTGAAGGCTGAGATTCAAGAACTTAAAAATAAATAATCATGGGAGAGATAGCAACCTGGAGTGCTGTCAAAACTAAAGTAGGCCTTGGTAAGACAGGAAATGACTGCCCTACCAAGGCTGAATTGTTAGCACTCTCCTCGACAGGAACAGGGGAGAATTATGTGGGGTTGGAACTATCCAATGCCAGTTCCTATGGAAATAATGAATGTGTAAAGCTGGAAGATATACACAAGGTAACTTATAAGTATACTTTTGTTGCTCAAAATACTACCCTTAACTTTCCAGCATTAGGTGGGAGACCTACCCCAATTTATGTAAGCTTAACCTCTACTCGGCAGAAGTACTTGGATGGAGTTACTTCTGGTTCTTCAGAGGGTATATCCTATGAGGTCTCCACCACTGTACCAGATTGGTTAAACGATAGTAGTATGGGTAATTGGGTAGCTACCGAAAATACTGCATTAAGTCAACGTTCGGTCAATTTAGTTTTTACACAAAATATAACAGGTAAGATAGTAACTGTTGCTTTTGTCCAAGCTGCAGCTTCTCAATCTTGGAGTTATGGGTTTAGTGTAAACCCCACTTCTATGTCATTTGGGGCTACAGGAGGTACTAAAACTTTCACGGTAACTTCATACAAGCAAGAATTAAGAAATGGCCATAATTATGGTAACCAAATTTCTTTAACTTATACTAGAGCTAATGGAGGAAGTATATCCGGTACCGGTACTTCAGTAACTATGGGTAATAATACTTCTACCAGTACTCGTAGTGGTACCGTAACTTTAACCCAAGCAGAAACTAATAAGAAAGTAACCATATCTTGTTCTCAATCTGCAGGTTATAAGACTTATAGTGAAATTACTGCAAGTGGTGGAGCTGTAACCGATATACCTGCAAGTGGAGGTACAAGAAGTTCATTCTCTACTATGCCCTCATATTCTCAAACTTGGGGATGGAATGGTTCTACAACTGGAGGTGGCACAATTACAAGCGGTGCTAGCATTAGTTATGGTACTGCAGTTAGTGCAGGTTCTTTGGGAACTACGGTTAAATCTAGAACCCAGGTAGGAACCCTTACTGGTACCTTATCACTAAATGGTAAAACCAAATCTGTAAGTGTACCAGTATACCAGGCAGCAAACGAATTTACTGGGTATACCTATGGTTCTTGGAGTGTAAGCTTAACGGCAAATTCTTATACCATCGGTAATACTGGAGGTAGTGTAACTTTGTACCCCAGTGCAAGTAGACCCAGGTATGCTAACTATACCTCAGGTTCAAATACAAGGGATGGCTCTGATAGTGCTACTCCAAGTTTAAGTACCAATGGTACCTCAGGATTTAGTCTATCAGGTACTACACTTAGTGCTTCTGAGAATACCAGTACAAGTAGTAGGTCTATTAGAGTTACGGCTTCTTATGGAGGGGCTTCTGATTATGTAGATATCACTCAGGGTGGTGCTAGTGTAAGTTATAATTACTACTTTTATTGGAATGGTGCTGGTGCAAGTGAATCCATTCACCATGCTGCTTCAGGGGATACTTTATCTAAGACTTTTATATCCTATAAGAAAAAAGTAATTAATGGTTCCGAAACTTCAGATACTTATGATGTAGGTGTAAGTTTGTCTGGTACTCCCTCTTGGTCTTCTGTTACAGTTAGTGGTAAGACTGTATCAAGTAAAGCTTCAGAGAATACCGAAGAATCATCAAGATCTGCTACGGTTACAGTTACTCAAAGTGAATCAGGTAAGAAGATTACACTCTCCATTAATCAATCTGCTGCGACGATTACCTATGAATACGTATTCAAACTATCATAGATTTAATTTACAACACCAGGATATTTTTATATGAGATAATTAACTTTATTATTAATTTCTAAATCCAAAACCTTATGGGAGTAGAAGTAAAAGGTGCTGGCGATGGCGTTGTAATCGCGGACAGAGGCTGTAACGATGGTTGTTGCTGTGGTAATCGTAATTCTGGCTGGGGTTCCGGTTGGGGTGCTGTTGGAGGTGCATTGGTAGGTGGTGGTTTTGGTGCTGCTGCAGTTTCTGTGTGGGACAAAATCAATGACACAAAAGCTGATATCCAAAAAGTGGAATCTACTGTTCAGGAAGCAAAAGCTGGTATTTACAAAGACATATCTGATGCTGCTCGTGGAGTTACTTCTGAAGTTGCAGGAGTTTCTAGACAAGTAGAGGGTGTAGGTAAAGAAGTACTTAACAATCGCTTTGCTACTGAACGTGGCCTTTGTGATCTTGGTTATAAGACTAATTCTGATATCCGGGATTCTCGTGATCAAATGGGAGCAGGGTTCAATCGGGTTATGGATCGTCTTTGCCAGATGGGGTTTGAACAACAGAATTGCTGCTGCGAAACTAAAGGCTTGATTAAAGAAGTAAAATCAGACTTGGCTCTTCAGCTGGAACGTTGCTGCTGTGACCTCAAGAATGGACAACAGGAAATCAAATGTCTCATTGAGAACACTGCAAAGGACCAGGAGATTGCCCGTCTGAATCGAGTGATAGATGCCCAGAGAGACCAGAACATTATCAACCAAGTGGTTGCAGCTCTGAAGACTACTGGAGGTACTACAACGGCATAACCAATTGTCATACCGGGATGATTAGAAAGGAGTACATCTATCAGGGGTGTACTCCTTTTTTCGTTTTAACCACTTGAACTAAGGAATTATGGAAAAAGAACAACTCACCGAATTTAAGATACAGTTAGCTCTACCGGCTCCCAATATAGAGATTGCACAAGAAGTAGCAAACAAAGCTCAGGTACTCATCGATCAATTTGGATACTATCAATTCTTAAACCTGGTAGACTTCATGCAAAAGAATCCGGGTGCAGTTTCATTTGGTTTAAATTTAATAAATAGAAAATGATTATGGACGAAAGAACATTGATTTTCCAAAAGTTACAAAAGGGTGAAGTAATCTTTACCTTAGAGAAAGACAGAAGGTCTGGTTATCCCATTTTCGATACCGCAAAGATTGTAAAGGTAGGCGAGAGTAAACCCATGGCATCCGGTACTAAAGATGGCTTTGTTAATAGTATCGAATTAGTGATCCAAGATTCTGTATCACAGCTTACAATATACCTACCTTCACAATCCGATGAGGGTATTTATAATGGGGTATATTATACTACCGATATAGTGAATATAATTAATGAGGTTACTATGCAAAAACAAAATGCCTTAAATATACTTAACAATCGACCAAAGTTTGAGGCAGTTGTTTCTGAATGTGATAATATTCTCAATTCAATTAATCAATCCCAATCTGCTCAAAGTAGACCTGCTCCGGAGTTTGATGAATTTCGGCAATATATAGATCAACGGATAACCACGCAAGAAACTCTTTTACAAAGAATTGCCCAGGAGTTGGGATTAGATAAACCCAAACAATAGATAAGAATTATGCCAAGTAAGTCGGTTAATATTACAATATCGACTCCAATTGGTCCTCTAGAAATATACGCAGACAAACGAGAACAAGCTCGTGCAGAAAGGTTGATTGCTAAAACCCCAAGTATCTTAACCAAAGGCTATGCGAAAGGTACAGAAAGGTTTGGCAATCAACTTCTTCGTATAGTAAAGAAGAGTTTGAATACTGGAGTACCTCCACTGGGTACCCACGCATCTTGGCCAAAGCATTCACTTGCTACCCTTAAAAAATATCCAGCTCATACCCTATTAAAACTCACTGGTCAATATGCCCGGTCGGTAAGTATAGTGAAAACCAAGAATAGAACTTTTGTAGGTTTGCCAATTGGAATCAAGAAGATTACTTATACTGGTAAGACTTCTAGAAAAACCTTGAACCAGATAGCTATCATGTTAGAATATGGTAGCAGGGATGGTAATTTACCACCTCGTCCTCTATGGGGTCCTGCTTATAAAGCTGCTGGTGGAAAAGCAGCTTTACAAAAGGAGATACGTAATGCGGTTAGAAATGAATTAAGGAAAGTAAAATAATATGTCGGATTTCGAAATATCTTCTTTATCAGGGACTGGTCCTGCTACTATTAGAGTGAAGCCTAAAGCAGCTAATGAATCAGAATCTAATAAAGAACAAGTAATAAAAGTGATAGTTCAGGGAGTAGAAAGGGAAGTTACTTTTACACAAAAGGGGAAACCCCAAGTAGTAGAAACTTGGAAGCCCTTCCTTACTATTTCACCTGACAGTGATAGTTATACTTTTGATGGTACCAAAAGGCTTGAGATTTGGGAAATATTAGTTTATAGTTATGAACAAAAATATATTGGTGGTGAACCTCAAGAAGAATATAGAGCCTTAGATTGGACTGTTGAAAATTCCTTGGATTGGTTAAATATAACCAAAGAGGTTGGGGAGGGTAATAATGCTGGAAAATTAACAGTTAAGACGCTCTCTTATAACAACGAGTATGAGGCAAGCACTTATAATCCGAAGGAAAGAAGCGGTGTTATACGAATAGTATCTCAGGCCGGTACGAAAGATATAACTATAAAACAATCTCCTGGTAAAAGAACTACTGAGTATGGTTTTGAACCAACTCCTAATATACCATTTCCAAATATTGGGCAAGGTAGTAATACTGCTTCTATTAGGGGTGTAAAGGGATACCAATACTACCATATCAATGGTTATGAAGTGGCTAAGTTTATAAAACAGTTTAAGATAACAGACATTAGTAAAACCATAGAGGGTACTATTCCTTTTCTAGGGACGGACCCTATACCATTTAAAGTATGGCTTACCGATTACCCCTCTAATATAAGTACTACTTGGGTTAGTGAATTAAATTGTACTGGCCATCTTGAAACCCGTATATCAGGGCTTGGTGGTGTGGTTGTAGTATATAATGGAGTTATAAATGATACTGGCTACCCTGAAGTTCAACTAACAATTATATTAGGAAATTAATGGTAAATTCAGAAGAAATAGTAGAGAGAACTTTTTATATCTCTTTACTAAGTACAATGTTAGAAATGGGTCTAACTTTGAATCCAGAAGACTTCTTACCTTTGTCTCAAGAAAACGAAAAAAGATTTCAAGAGGCGATTAAGAATATGAAGAAGTTTATACCCCTATTTGGTATCGGGAATAATCAAGTGAAAGGACCTAAAACTCTCCCAAGGATAACCATAGAATTACAGGGTTATTATGCGGGAGATATTGGTGTGAATAAATACATCATTGGTGATAAACTAGAAGATGGTAATTATCAAGCTTCTGAATTCCCTTACGAAACTAAGGATATCACTATTGATGTACATCTAGTTTCTCAAACTCAAGCCGATATGAGATTACTTCATACAATCTTATATACTGGCTTACCTGCTAGAGGATACGTAAGACCTTATTTCAATGACTTAGAGGAATGGGACAAGGGCAGGCTTGCACCTACCGGAAACCTATTCATTGAAATTGGTAATTACTATGACCACCCTGATGTAGAACATGGTATACTTGAAAAGGTATATACCTATGTGTGTAAAGATGGCATTCTTTCAGAGAAGGCTTTGGAAGAGGGGACACTTACACCCATTAAGGATATTTCAGTTCTTATTGGGTTGTTAGAACAAAATGAAAATGAAATGTTAGAGTTAAAAGTACATAAGGTATAGGTACAATACTCTAGGGTATAAATTAAACGAGTAATTAACTTTAATCACAATAGAATTATGCCAACTTCACCTCATGTTGATTTTAAGTTTAAGAACAACAATGTTCTTCAAACTACTCCTATGTTAGGAGTTTCTTGTGTATTGGCTAGAACTACTAAGGGCCCTTATGATGACCCCTCAGAAATCATTTCTACATTCTCTCAGTTCCAAAGAATATATGGTTCTGAAATTGTACCCGATGGTTCTGTATCAAATATCGAAAAGGCTTTGCAGGGTGGTTCTAAGCTTCGTGTTATTCGAGTGCTCGGTAAAGGAGCTACTCAAGGTACAGTAGCTGCAACAGCAAGTAGAACTGCTCCAGTTGCTAAATCAGAAGAAGAAGGAATAGCTCCTGCTTCTGCAGTTCCAGAACCTGCTACACCGGCTGCAATTATTACTATTGCTTCTGGTGGAACTACCTATAGTTTGGGATTGGTAACCAAAGGTTATGGAGACCCCATCGGTAGTACTGATACCTTCCAGGTAGGTTTCTATAAACAATCTAATACTTTGTATTATAGAATCTATTCGGGCAATGGCCAGGTACTTGAACAAGGTCCGGTAGTAACTTATAAAACTGCCGATGATAACAATAATACTTCGGTAGATTACCTTGCTCTTAGTGCTTTTGCTAAGAACTCTGAATATCTCAAACCGGTAGTTGTAGCAGGCTCATCTTTCGAAAACCTAATCAAATGGTTAACCGAGAGTGTAGATGGTACTAAAAATGCGGTTACGGTAACAGTTGGGGGAGCAGCTCCTTCAGATACCGAGAAACTATTTACCGGTACCGTAGGTAGTGCTGGTTCTAACCCTACTGCTGATGAATGGATCGCTTCATTGGATTTAGTAAGGGACTACACTGACTTTTACCAATTATTCATTTCTCATATCTCTCAACATCTTACTACTGATGCTGACGTACTCAAGGTATATAAGGCTGCTGCAGATATGGCAAAAGAATTGATGGAATGGGTACTGTACATAGAAGTCCCAAAACACTTAACCCATTACACTCAGGGTACTCAACCAAGAGACTATAAAGCTCAGGTTACTTGGGTACAGACTTGTCTTGGTACCGTGGGTAATTCCAAATATATTGCTTACTTTGGGGGTGGCCTTAAGTACTACAACGAAAACGGCAATCTTCAAGATTCCGATGTAGTAGGTACCATTGCAGGTTTGGGAGATGCTTCTGCTACTCAATATGGTCCTTGGAAATCCTTTGCTGGTATGAACCGAGGAGTTATTGGGGATGCAGTTGGACCTGTATGCCCAAATTATGGTTCTCCTTCTCGATATAATGAACTGAACACACTTGCCCAGAATTATATCAATGAGATGGTAATCAAAGATACTCCCGATGCAGGTAAACAAACCATGCTATGGCATTGTTTCTCTTCTCAGGTAAAACAGGATTCAGAAAGATTCCTTTCAATCGTAAGATTGAATTTGTATTTGAAGAAGTTCCTTCGTCCAGTACTTAACAAATACTTGGAAGAACCCAACGTTTGGGGAACTTGGAAAAGAATTTGGTTGGAAGTTAAACCCACATTGGATTCTTTGGTAGATGAAGATGCCATGACAGAATATACTTGGATGGGTGACCAGGATGCAACTTCTTGGGATGGTCTTTCCGTAAATAACGAAGCAGATGCCCGTCAAGGTAAATATCGTGCTATCCTTAAGTATAAAGACGTAGTTCCTATGCAAGAGGTAACTATGGAGATTGTAATTGATGCTGCTTCTAAGTCGGTATCAGTTGTAGAAACAAGTAATAACCTATAAACATATAACGATGGGAGCAAAAGTAAAAAATCCACGGAAGAAATTCTTGTGGAGTATCATGTTCCCCAAACACCCTATCAATACTTATCTATTCCAAAGTTGTACTTTGCCTGATATTGAGATTGACCAGGTGGCTCATGGGGATGTCAATAGAGATGTTAAAACTGCTGGTAGGGTTACTATAGGTAATCTTATCGTAGAGAAACTTATGACTACTGCAGGTTCAGATACCTGGCTTCATGACTGGCTCTATTCTTGCCAAGACCATATAGTTGGTGGTGGCTTAGTACCAAGCCAATATTGGGAAACGGCTATTGTAAACGAACTTGCCGAAGATGGAGTTTCGGTTCTTAATACCCACGTCTTCGAAGAGGTATGGCCATGTAAGATTACCGGCTTAGACTTGGACAGAATGGCTTCAGAGAATACCATAGAGTCCATAGAGTTCTCGGTGGGTACTGCAGACAAATACTAATTCCTTAGTCTATTTTCACTAAGATTCGGTGGAGGGGTGGGATTCCTGTGATAGGAGCTCACCCCTTTCTTGTTGTTATACGGAGTACTATGAACATTTGTAAACATTAAATATATCAAAGTTATGGAATTTAGAACATTTAGATTTACCGGACCCTCTGGTTTCGAATATGAAATTAGAGAACAGAATGGAGCTGATGAAGACATTCTCAGTAACCTTTCAGACATGAAAACTTTAATGAACCTTACCAAGTTCATTGCAGCAATCGTAATTAGAACTAATGCCACTCCTAACGGTAAGCTAACCGTTGATGATGCTCTCAATCTACCAGTCAATGACCGCTATGCAATTATTTTCAATTCTCGTATATTCTCATTGGGAGAGGAAGTAGAATTTGAATATGACTGGGGTAAAGAGAACGGTGGTAAAGTTACTTATGGCCAAGACCTTCATGAGTTCCTTTTCGATTATTCAGAAGTACCCACTGATAATAGGGTATTTGATGAAAAACCAGATGCCATCCCTTATTATCCAAAGGGTATTCAATTAACCGGTCATGAATATCTTCTTTCATCGGGCAAGAAAATCAAATTTGATTGTATGACTGGTAAGGGAGAACAAGAGTTCATGAAGTTACCCTTGGATAAACAAACTAAGAATGCCCCCTTACTTTGTCGGAATCTTTACTTAGAAGTAGACGGTAATTGGGAGAAGGTAGAAAACTTTACTCCATTTACAGCAAAAGATATGGCTGAGATGAGAAAGTATATAATCTCTATTGACCCTATCTTTAAGGGAGAGTCCCATATTACTAATCCCTTAACTGGAGAAGAAAGAACTTATCCTATAGTTTGGGCACCCAATTTTTTCTACCTGACGGAAGAGTAATGTTAGAGAGTGATTTTGTTTATATCACCAGAGCCGAGATAGCCTTAGACTATTTCGGCTTTTTACGTCTTCCGTATAGAATCAGGAAAATATTTAAGGAAATGGCCGAACAATATTATAAACAACTAAAGAAAAGAAAATAAATTATGAATACCAGTAGGAGTATAGTAGAGGTCGGTGTTGCCATGGTATTAAAAGACCGATTCTCTCAGGAGGCTGGCAAGATATCTGGGTCATTCAGAACTATGATGAATGACATGAGTACCTGGAATAAAGGTATACAGATGTCAGCTTCTAATACAATGGACTTCGGAATGCAGCTCGTAGGGGGAATGGCAAGGGCCTATAAATACTCTGCGGGTGTTCAGAATGAAGTTTGGACTGCTTCGAAAATTGCTGGTGCTACCATTGCAGAACAAAGAGAAATGTTACAATTGGCAAAAGATGTCAATGAGATAACTCCTCTTACTGCTTCGGATGTTGCATCAGGACAAAGGTACCTGGCTATGGCAGGTAATAAATTCGATGCTATTAAGGAAATGATTGGGCCAGCATCTAAGCTGGCTTCAATCTTTACTATGCCAGTGGGACAGAAAGGTGGTGTAGCTGACTTGATGACTAATATCATGTCAATGTACCAAATCCCAATGGGAGAAGCCGCTAGAGTAACCGATGACTTATATACTGCAGTTACTAATGCAAATATATCTTTGACAGACTTAGCCCAGTCCATATCTTATGCAGGAGCAGATATGGCAACTGCTGGAGTAGACCTTCGGCAAACGGCTGCTGCCATCGGTGTATTGGGAGATATGGGTATACAAGGTTCTATGGCAGGTACCTCTCTGGCTAATATGATTCGTTACTTACAACTCTCTCTTGTTAATCAAAAAAAGAAAGGCTATAACGCTTTAGCAGACTTGGGCTTAAGTCCGGATGAGTTTTTCGATGCTCAGGGTAACCTTATAGATCTTTACACTATCTATCAGAAATTTGCCAAGGCGGCAGTGGATTTACCTTCACGGATAGAAACACCAACTTTCTTCAATATCTTTGGTGTTCGTGGTAATCGAGGCATGCTTCCAGTACTTAGAGATATTGCTTCTGGTAGAGATAAGATGGGTAAGATACTTGCAACCTATGATCAAAACATGGGGGCAGTAAATAGACTTAATGAAGAACGTCTTAAAACTGATGCGGGTGTTATCGACCAATTCGAATCAAGTTTAGAGAACTTAACCGTTACTGCAGGAGCGGCTTTGGGTAGAATATTTACCCCAGTACTTAATGTGGGTACTTCTATCATCAAAGTAATAAATTCTATCTCTGAAACTTGGGCTGGTAGCTTTGCTCTTAGAGTAGGGGCTACAGCAGTAGTAGTTGGTACCCTCGTTGCAGGGTTTAATACTGTGAGAGGTATTATAAGGTCGGTTGGATATTTACAAACTATTGCCACTGCTTCTACTGAGGGTATGTCTGCAGCAGCTATTAAGACGAACACCCAATTTGCTATCATGGAAGCTCATATGATAAGTATGGTAAATCTTATGAGGACTATGGTTCAATTGCAGATGATGATGGGAGGAGTTAGTATGAATAGAGCTGGTAGATTTTATAATACCAAAACCGGTAGATATGTTAAAACACCCAATCCAGGGATGTCTCCAGCCACTTCACTCATTGGAGGTGTAGTTGGAGGTACTGTAGCTAATCAAGCTGGTAAACAAGCTGCTAAGACTGTTGCTACTAGAAGTTTAGCTTCGGTAGGTGGTAGGTTATTAGGGTTAATTGGGGGACCCTGGGGATTAGCTATTACCGTAGGTTTACCTTTACTAATAGAAGTAGGTAGTAGACTTATAAGTTCTGTTGATAGGAATACCGATGCTCAATCTAAAGAAGACCCCTCTGCTATCAGGGCTCAAAATGAAGAAAGGTTTTTAAATGCTATGAGAGCAGCTATTAGAGATGGATTAAAAGATGGTAAGATTAACGTCAGTGTAAATGGGGAAATATTAGGAGATTACTCCTTGGGCTCTCAGCAAGATTATACAGGTGTGGCATTAGGACTTTAAAATTAAGATACTATGGCTAGGATATTAAATAAAGCAGCAGGTAAGGTTGTTGAAAAGTACAATGACCTTACAAGGGATACCGCAGGAGTTCTTACGGGTCCCTTAAATAAACTATGGAGAGCCAGGATATTACTCAATAGGAATACATCTACACTTCCAAAAGATGATGCTCTAAAGGGTAAACTCTATGACCCTAATGGGGTTGTGGGAAAGGCTCAGATATCTTCAAAGAATCCTACATTAAATAAACAGCTTCAAGCTAAGTGGAGGATGGAATTACAATTCCCCCGAATGGAAGAGGGGGAAGGAGTAGACCCAGCAAAAGGGAATAAGAACACAACCAATTATAGGAACTTCGAAGTCAAATCAGATATTAAATATCAGAATCAGGTAAGGATATATAATTTGACCGCTAATCCTACACAGTATATTACTCTACAGAATAGACCTCCAGAATTGGACTTTCGTGGTGAAACCACATGGGCAACTATTAAGTCCATGGGACGTAATACTCCTATGTATCATTATACTGGGTCTGAGGATATAATCCAATTTAATGTATCTTGGTACTGTAATGACCCTAATAATCCAGAAGAGGTATTAAATAAATGTAGGTTATTGGAAGCTTGGTCTAAATCTAATGGCTATCAATCGGCTCCTCCGATTGTTAAGATAGAATGGGGGGATTCGGGTATATTCAATAATCACCACTACATTATTACTTCGGCTACTTATACTTTGAAAAATTTTCAGAATGGCAGTAGGATTAGGGTTCCTGGGAAACCCGCTACTTTTGGAAATGGTAGGTTATTACCTGCAGCAGCTACTCAAGAATTAATATTCAAGAGAGTAAGTGCATATAACTTATCCTATGGAGACTTTATAAATTCAGATTCACTTAAAAAGACGGAGGGTATTAAATTATGATAGATGTTAATCAATATCTGGTTGGAGATAGCCCTTATAAAAATGCCTATGCTCTAAACTATGGAGATGGGGATTATTCCCTAGAAGCTCCTATCCCCTCAGTTCCTTCATCCTCAAATGATATTCAGCATACGGTTAAGGATGGAGAAACTCTTCAGAATATAGCTTTTAGGTATTACGGAGATTCTGGGAAATGGTATATTATTGCTGAGGCTAATGGTATACTAAATCCTTTTAAAGAATTAGAAAGTGGAACCCTTATAAGAATACCTTCTTATGGCAGCTAAACAGAAACCCATCTTATATAACGGTATGGGACAACCCTACCTGGCTTTGTTTGATTTTAGAGGTATGCCAATAGTGAATCCCATTACTGGCATACCTCTTGGAGCTTATATTAGTACATGGAATTATAGGTATGATGAAGAAAAGGAAAATTTAGCTACTATAACCTTTGATACTGGTGACCCAGATACTGTAGATATAGACTCTTTACAAGAGGGTAGTGTAATATGTCTACAGTGGGGATATATATATCCAGATGGGCAATTTATATCTGGGCCCATCAAAACAATCAAGGTTAGAGATTTTGAAGCTAGATTTGATTCCACAGGTACTCATGTAACTATTAAGTGTATTGATTCTATCGGAGATTTAAGATTTCAGCCGCCATACAATTTTTCTGAATCTCCAGGAAATAGTTTATCGGCTTATCTAGATAAGGGATGCGAGAATGGAACTGGGGTAATCATAGAAATATTTCAATAATGGAACAACAAATTAGTAATAAAGTATATGAGTCACTACAAGTGCCTACAGAACATGTACGTACTACTACTGGAAAAGTACTCTATGCTAACCGTTACAGTGGAGTAGCAGAAGTAGCAATGCCAGAAGATTTAAAAGCTTTAATAGATAGTGACTTTGGGTTAATCGGTAAAAATATCTTGGTTCAATTAGAACAAAAGATGAAAGGGTATACTAATGGACCATGGTATATAGATTCTAGAGATGGGGTTATTTATATTCATAATAGGAAGTTTCATGAAGAGCCGGTAACTACTTATACCTATCAGGGAGAGAATGGAGAAGTATTAAGTGTCCATTTTTCTACTCAAAAGGTAACTAAACGAGTTAAAGCTACCCTATCTCCAGTAGTGAATCCAGAAAGTAAAGACCTCGAAGTACTAAGTACGGGAATTGATGATGAGGAAAAATTACCTGAGATAAAAGCTAATGAGAACAATGGAGTTTATTATAAGAATTGGCATACCTCCGTTGGCAAATATGGTGCTGAGAATAACCCAGCTGATATCCCCACGATTAGGCAAATGCAAATCAACCATGCTCTAAAGACTGATCCAAACCTTATTGCTGCTATAGAAGCTAGAAGGCAGTTGAATGATGAATGGAATTCAGATGTAGCAGAGTATTCAGCAGCTAATCCTGCTGAAGCTTATCGGCAAGGTAAAGAGAAATTCCTTAATGAACTCAGTACAGATCAGGTACGTAGCATTATTAATAAGACTATACAGAAGGAAGAGTTTCCTTCTGACAGGAGAGCTGCATTGAATGCTGCTCTTAAGAATGTTACTAACGGCCAGAATTTAAAAGAGGATTTATACAATATCCTTAAAGATACCAGATACTTATTTGAAGGTAAGGAACAGATGGAGTATATGGTAATAGAGGATGTTGACCCAAGAGATTATGACCCAGAGCATACACCTAAAGGAGGAGCTACTGCTTGGGGATTGGAAGATGAGGAAAGTGTCTATCGTGGTATCTCAGCTTTAAAGAAAGGCCCTTATACTATGGTCATAGATGATACTCCAGTCATCAAATATAAGAACCCCTTAAATAAGAGCTTAGGTATATACAGTGTTACTGTAAAAGTCCAGCATTGGAAGAAAGCCGATGTAGAGGTACCCTTATATAAACTGTATAGCAATCTATTCAGTAGATATGGAGGAATTGATAAATGGGCTTGGGCAGCTAATGCAAATGCCAATGGTGGTTTGAAACATACTGAGAGTAAACTCATATGTCAGATGCAGGTAGTGGGAAGACCTTTATTAGCCACTTCTCAAGTAATTATTCTTGAAAATGTTGGTAAACGATGGTCTGGGCCCTGGTATATAAAACAGTGTACTCATTCAATGGATCCAGGTCAAGGGTATATAACTAGTTTAGAATTAGTTAGAAATTCTAGTAGAGCAGGTTCTACTACTGCTAAACTTGGATTATCTACTCAATCGGTAGTAGCTAATGATGCTAAAGCTAATGCTAAAACTTCTAAGGGCCAGGATAAGAAAGCTTTGAGTAATTCCAGAGAATTAGATTTAAGCTGGACTTATAATGAGGTAGCTTACTTCATAGAATCCGGTATTATGGATAAAGAAGGCAATGTACTCGACCCTAAGCGTAAGGATGAACTTCTTAGAAAGAAAGCTTATTATACGGAAGTATTAGCTAAGACTCCAATAGAAAAAGCTGAGGGTATAGCTATAACCTCTGGTAGTTTAACTACTTCTTCGGGTAAGGTATTACCAGGTAAGATAACTATTAAAGATATTCAAGTACCAGATGATTATTGGGTTAAGTTTGATTACATGGAAGTAGCCTTAAGGAGATTTAAAGAATATATTAAAAATAAGGAGGTGAAGTAGTTATGGGTTATGAAACTGCAAAGATAATAACAGAAGAAGGTATAGAGGGCATCGGTAGATATTACTCTGTATATCGAGGTATAGTTGTTAATAACAGTGATACCGAAAAGAAAATGAATCGGGTTGAGGTATGTATCCCCGAAGTGATGGGTGGTACTACTGCATGGGCTTACCCAAAAGGTCAACATGGTTCTATTAGTGGCGGGTTCAAATTTTTAACTCCCAAAATAGGAGATATAGTATTTATTACCTTTGAATACGGTGACCCCACTAAACCTCTATGGGAATATCATGGTTGGGGAATTAACCAAGTACCACAACCGTTAGATGGCCCAAACAAAATGGGTATAGTTACTCCTGAGGGCAATCTCATTGTAATAGATGATGATAATGGTACATTAAACCTTTATTTCAATGGTAACATAGTTGTATCTTCCGAAGCTAATATAGTGATATCATCTGAAAAGGATATTAATGTATCTTCTGGGGATTCAGTAATATTAAATACGGGTGAGAATGGTGGAGTAATCAATATATTCCAATTAACCGAGAAATTAAATCAAACGGTTAAGGAACTAGAACAACTTCGAAATATGTTCAATTCTCATGTACACTCTGGTGTAACTACGGGACCTGGTTCATCAGGCCCAACCCCAACTCAAATAACTAAACCTTTCTCACAATTCGTCGTAGACGATTATGAGGATAAAACCTGCATACACTAATGGAAAAGAATTACTTTACAGACTTAGTTGGTATAGGTGTAACTTATCCTATCCAACTTACAACTAATGAAAATGGGGAAAGAGGTTGGTACCCAGTAAACGGGGATTTTAAACTTATCCGGGATAATATAAGTTCGATATTATATTACATGATAGGTCAAAGATTCCGACAGGAAAACTTTGGTAGTAAACTATGGCAATGTATTGAGGAACCAAACTCACAAGCCCTAAGTTTTATAATTAAAGAGTTTTTAAAACAAGCCATAGGTGCATGGGAACAGAGAATAACCTTCCAAAATATCACAGTTACTAGAGTTGATGCAAAAATACACATAGAAGTAGCTTATGTAATAAATGGAACAAATTCTAGTCAGTACCTCGATATCACCTATGATAAGTCAGATAATTCATTAAATACACAATAATATGGGAATCACAAATAAATGGCTTAACCCATACCAGAGGTCTTATCAACAGATTAAGGCCAAGCTGGTTGAATCCCTTATGGGGCTTAAGGACCCTCAGGGTCAGAAACTCATAACGGATTATTCGGAGGGGAATATCTTAATTATCATCCTCTCTTTGTTTGCGGCAATTGCCGAAGTACTCCACTATTATGTAGATAATATGGCAAGGGAAACCTTCCTATCTACTGCAAGAAGGTATGATTCGGTAGTTAAACACGGAGCTCTGGTAGATTACCATGCTCGAGCAGCGATTGCTGCTACGGTAGATGTAATCTTATCTAGAAGTATTACTGGTAATTCTATCGGTGCTAAATTAACCATACCTCAAGGAACTCTATTTACGGATTCCAGTGGTAACTCTTGGTTATCTGCTAGAGATGTAACTTGGTATTCAAATGTAACCACATGTAAAGTACCTATAATTCAACATGAGAAATATACTGCAAGTGCTCTTAATAATATGCTAATACCTACTGGAGACAGGGTAATAGTTCACCTTGGTACATTGCCTAATGGTAAGTACTATGAACAGGGCTCTATGTCTTTACAGATAGGTGGAGAAACTTGGGTATTGGTAGATACCTTTGCAAAATCAAAGCCAACGGATAAACACTTTATGGTTTCAGTAGATGAAGCTCTTAACCCTTACATAATGTTTGGGGATGGAACTTTCGGTAAGAAACCTGCAGCAGGTGCAAAGATAACCAATGTAGTATTCTATTTAACCAATGGTTCTCAGGGTAACGTAAAGAGTAATACTATTACATCCGTACCCTCAATCATTTCTTCTTCAATCACTGATGCTACTGTAAGTAATGCTTATGATGCTGGAGGAGGTTCAAACTATGAGAACTTTACAATGCTCAAGGAACATATACCTTTGAGTGTAAAGACTCTGGGAGTAGCCATTACTAAGGAGGACTTTGAAAGCTTAGCTATGTTAGTAGATGGTGTAAACAAGGCTAAAGCCGATTATGAATGCGGTAGAAAGCTTACAGTATACATTAGCCCCGATGGTGGAGCTGTTGCATCTTCTGAATTAATCAGTAGAGTATATAATCTTCTATCTCAAAGGGCCCCTCTGACTACTTGGCTAAAGGTTAAGTCTGCAGGTAAGGTTCAGATTATTCTGGAGATGGATGTTACTGGTAAGAAGTCTTATAAGACTGCCGAGATACAAACTCAAATTCTTACAGCTTTATACAATGCCTATTCTCCAGAGCAAGCTCAGATAGGTGGAAGCGTAAGGGTATCAGACATCTATGCCCTAATAGATAACCTATCAACTGTAGATTACCTTCACCTTACTAAGTTCTATATTAAACCCTGGCCTACTACCATTTATGGTAATAAGGAATTAAACCTTGGCCAGTTTAAATTGAACAAGGCAAAGGGTTCTATGACCTACTACATAACCTTCAATTCCTCAACTACTTTTACAGTACGTTCAGTATCAAAGGGTTATGTAACTACTGGCTCAGTCGGTAGCTCTATTCAGATTATAGATAAAGCTAATGGTTTTGATTTCTCATTGGATATCCAAAACAATAGCTATCAATCAGGTTATCGATATTCTATTACAGTATCTGAACCAAACCATGATTATGAAGACCCTGGTTTTAATTTGCCAGTATTCGAGAATGCTTCACAATTAACATTAACCGTTAACGAAATCGTATGATAAACCTCAAAAATTTAATCGACTTTTTACCATTCGAATATAAGGACCAAGATACTTATAGGGTAAATGGTAAAGGCATCTTAGAGAGGTTTCTAGAAATTTGTGGAGAGCATTTTGAAGATTACATTACAAAGGATATTGAGAATATCTTGAATATTATCGATATAGATAAAACCCCAGATATGTATCTCAATTTCCTTTGGCAATTTCTTGGAGAAATGCCCTTTGCTTATGGGAACACAATAGATGCACAGAAATGGGCAGAGTACTTTAATGGGTTCTACTCGGACAGTAAACTTCAGGAGTTATCAAAGCTTTGGATAATACCCAAAGAGGGACCTTTTACTTTAACCAGTACTCAGGTAAGAAACATTTTGAGATATTCGGTATCTCTTTTCAAAATAAGGGGTACATCGGAATTTTTCGAGATCATGATGAGGTTATATGGGTTAACCTGTGTAATAACAGATCCAGCAAAAGCCGATGGGTATGATGGTTGGATAAAAGGTCATCCCCACTTTGACCAATACTATCAGTACGATAGTAAATATACCTTTGATAACACCTTTGATTGTTCTCAATGTATTTCCGTAAGTTTTAAACTTACTGGTCATGGGTATACTTCTAATTCCGAGGCTTTTAAAAAATTTAGGGAAGCCGTAGAAAGTTTCTTTACTAGATTCATACCTTATCATGTATCCTTCACTATAGATTACGGTTTTGTAGTAAATGATGGGTATTCGATTAAGGCCGAGTTAGTAAACCCAGACCAGCCCAACTTAGTTACTTCAGAAGTATATGAAGTACCAGTATTGGTAACTGTAACCTCAGATTGGGTGAATGCAGATTTGAGATATCAAATATCTAGTGATAGAATTAACTGGGGTTATACTAAACATGAAAGTGGTTCGGTATTTAATATTCCAAGGGCTGGTACTTATTATTTTCGAAGCGTTGGGGATAATTCTAAGATAACCCAAATTACCGTAAGGCAGGAAACTTATAACCGTTCATATACTATTTCTTGTGAGCCCATAACTGGTAAAATAACCCCAACTACTTTAAAGGTTAGTACAAGGGTGATAGCTAGAGTATCCTATAAAGGGACAGAGAAACTTTGTAATGTTCGATTAGTGGGCACCGATCAAGTAAAAATATCGGGCTCAACTTGGGAATTTACAAAACCCGGTACTTACTTTTTTGAGATTGTGGAATTTCCTGTAAAACAAACTTCATTTGTAGTAACCCAAGAAGAAGTTACTTATAAGGTAAGATGTACACCCTCAGAATTTAGAGTTGGAAATAATCAAACTATGAAGGATGCAGTTACTACTTTAACCATAACTTCAAATTACCCAGAGTCATTTACTGGAGAATTATATTGTAGGTTAATAGGTAATCCTAAGACTTTCAAGAATGGGGATAAATTTATTGCTAACAGCTATGGTACTTATAAATTCAAATGTACTTTAGATAAAAGAGAAACTGATGAAGGTGTGGGTATCTTTGAAGTAGTTTCAGGTAAAACTGCTATATATAGGATCAGTATTAATCCATCTACATCTACTCTATATAACGGTTCTGCAAAAACTACCGTAATAATACAATGTATTTCGGGTAATGGTGATGATTACCGAGTTAAAGTAGTAGAAACTGGGGAAACCTTCAATGCTGAAAACGGGTATGTATATACTACTAATAGAGCAGGTACTTATACTTTCCAATCTGTAGCCTACCCAACTGCAAAGACTACTTGGGTAGTTAAGAATACCCCAGTTGTATATCAGAACAAACTAAAGATAGTCCCTTCAGATCCTTCAGATTCAAAGTGGAAAGAACCTAACTGGTCATTACCCGAAAGCCAAATTGATGATACTTATGCAGTATATCAGTTATTGGATGAAGTATCAGCTTGTAAATTTAGCCTTGAAGAAATGAAAAACGGGGTCAATGTAAGTGGTACTGCAACTTGTGATGAAACTGGGGAAACCTATAATCTTGAATCCGAGATTGTATTAACTAAAGTAGGTACTTATACTTTTGTGGCAGATGATGGTTCTTCATTAAGGTGTCAAGTAATATTGGAAGATTACCCTACTATTATAGAATTAACCGTTGACCCAAGTTATGCCGAATTAAAGGGTACCATTAAACAAGTATATTGTTTAATTAGGTGTAGTTCTAATAAAGCTGAATTCGATAGTAGAGTTAGACAAGTTGGCAAAGTAACTACTTTTGATGCTGGTGGAGCCGGATATGAATTTACTACGGCTACCGCTGGAGAATACATTTTTGAATTAGTTGCCGATACTTCGGTACGGGCTAAGTTTACGGTAGTAGATGCTGACTTATTAAGCGTTAATCCTCAAAAGTTGGAATGGGAATCAGATGACACTTCTGAGAAGACATTTACCATTACCACTTATAGTAATCAAATGTGGAAAATTGAAGAAGTATGATAAAGAGTGCAATAGACGATGTAACAGAGACTACTACTCAATCTCTGTTCAAGACTTCAATGATTGGTTTATTTGGAGAATGTACCCAAATTATTTATGACCTTAGGTGGATGATATTACTTGCCATAATATTGATACTTTCAGATTTATGGTTTGGTATATCTGCAAGTAGAGTACAAGATATAGTCATTCGAAAGTCAAGGGCCGGTAGGAGAACCCTAAATAAACTGGTTGATTATATTTGTTATATCTTACTTGGGGCTGTAATTGGGAAAGCTATTGGAGAACCCTATGGAGTAGATCCCATAGGAGTATCCATTACTATAATGATATTATGCTATTGCTTCGAAATAGATAGTATCTATGGGCATATATGTGAAATACATGGCATTAAAAAACAATATAGTATCTGGAAGATAATCTTTAAGCTGTTAACTCTCAAATTTAATGAACTCGGAGAAGCTTTCAGGGATATGGCAGAACAAAAGAATAACTTTAAAAATACAAAGAACAATGAAAACGTACTTTAAGTATGAAGGTATAATCAAATCTAAGGAAGCAGCCGAAGCAATTGCTGCCCCTTCTGGTTTGGGGCCATTCTGTGGATTTGGCTCAGCCACCATAAATGGTAATAAATTGGTTGTTTCTCCTCAGGGAGTTTCTGGTAGTAAATTTGCTAATGTAATTAAGGATAGGATTACAGCAAGGTATATGTCTAAAGATTCTGAAGATGGAGAATTACCCGATATAAATTTTGGGTGTATTTCAAGAGATGGCTATATATTTATCTCTGATGAACAAACATTGACCATCGAGAATATTCAGGGAACCCAAGGGTCCACCGATGAAGTATTACTGTTTGCAGTACACACTACTATCTCCGAACCCGTAGATAATCCAGTAGATTTTGTAGCTTATTGGAATGAATCTTCAGAAAGTTTCTATGAGTTATATAAAAAATCTCTAGATATATACTACCCAATTTCTGAAGAGAATCGTAATCCCAATGTACTTAATAATGATATTTATTCGGATTATAGTATGACTCTTAGTAATCTTCTAGAGATGGTAGAGACTGCTTGCCCTTATTATTCTAATAATAAGAATTCTGTTGTTCTTATTGGGATATATGGTAAGGGTACAGATGCTATGACTAAAAGAAATGAGAACTTTGCTATTGTACCCTATCAGGGCAAATTCCAGGAGATCCCATATACTACTGCTACTCACAGTATGATGAAAGAATCCATAACTAAAGTAGAGAAAATGAATACTGGGTTTCCGGTAGAGGATGAAAATGGGAATCTATTGAATATTAAGCAATACATTGATGGGCAACTAGAAGCTCTCAGAAAGGAATTCTCTGATTCTTTGAATACTGCTAGTTTACCCATAGGTTCAATAATTTTATGGGAAACCGATGTAATCCCTGAAGGATGGGCTGAATATACAAAGGCTTCAGGTAGGATAGTAATAGGATATCAGGCCGGAGGTATTCAAATTGGAGACGAGATGATGCTACAGAATATTGGGGATTTCTATACTCCCACTAAAGGTAACTTTGTTATTAAATTGAAAGGCGATGATTTACCAAGACATAGGCATGCTCTCGGTGTATCTAAAGGTAAACAGGATAATGCCAATAACTGGGAGAATGTTAGACCCCAATCTTTCTTTAATAGAGAAACGGGTTTAAATGGAGACTTCGGTAGAGGGACTCCCACCAAGGGTATTCAAGATGGTGCCATTGTAGTAAGTTGGAATTTAATAGGGGAATCTTTCCTACAAGAGACTTCGATAGATACCTTGACTATCGAAAAGTTACCACCGACTATTACTTTAAGATATATTCAAAAAATATCATAGGTCGTAATTAGTTGTTAATATAACTCATGTGTATTATTTGTATTGTCTAAGTAAACTCTTGTTTTGTTTTTGTTTTGCATAGTTTGTTTAGAGTAAACACTCGGAAAGGGACGTTGGGAAACGTCCCTTTTCTTTTGTGTTAATATCTAAGTTCTTCTTTAGCTCTATCTTCCCAATACTGTATATCCTGTCTAAGTTCAGAAATATATCTCATGGATTCATTAGTCTTAGGCATTTCGAAAAATTCTATGAGCATTATATTAGTAATCCTTGTACTATTTCCGAGTCTCTCTTTAATGAAGGGGGGAGGAGTAATTAATACTTCGAATAAAAGATAAGCATCCGGAGAAAGTTTATTTTTCATATAAGTATACATCATATCTATCATTTCGGATTTAGCTTTCTCTTCTTCACTATCATCTTCTAGTTCTTTGTCATTATCGAATAAATCATCCAGTTTAAAGAGGCTTTGATTATACTCTGCTTGTTCTCCGTATGCAGAACGAAGCAATTTATTCTTAAATGTACTCAAGGAAGCAAGAATCCTTGCTTTGAGATGTTCTTCAGTACATTCACCATAGTATTTATTAAAAACAAATAACATTTTGTCCCAGAAATAAGACTGAATTATATCTGGTGTAAGATTAAACCTTTTATAATCAATCTGTCTGGTAAGATTCCTAATCACTGGCTTACAGACTTTATAAAGTCTATTGAAAGTAGCTTCATCATATTCTTGCATAGGTTTTAATCGATGAAGCTCTGAGCCATTATTTCCTTTACTTTTTCCCATGTTTTTAAATATTCGTTATGCAAATATAAGTATTTTTTCTTATATAAAATAATAATATTAAATATTCGGGAGCTTAAGGTAGTGGATTAGTAGTTTCTAGTTAGTTGTCAACATACTCAGAACTATCTCGGTACTATCAAAATCTATTAGTTTATATAATATTGCAATATAGATATGAAGAAATTTAAAGACAACATCAAATTTAGTTTTACACCGGATTTCCAACTTGAGATACTCCGGTTTGTTTTAAGAGATAAGGAAGGAGGTCTAGTCCTAAAAAGGATTAAAGCTAATTACCTGGTTCTTATTGAGCATGCCCTTATATTTGAGGGTATATCAAAATACTTTAAGAAGCAAGGTAAGATGCCTTCAGAGAATATATTAAAAGAAGTATTAAAAGAATTGCTAGAATCAAAGGCATATATTGATTTGGTAACTAAGGATGACATCCCTAATATCAATAAGTTAATAAGCAATTTATATCACATTCCCTTATCGGATGCAGATTATATCAAGGAAAAAATTTACCAGTTCTCTACCTATGTTGAAATGAAGAACCTGAATGACTCTTTTGATTTAGATAACTTCGAACAATATGAAGAGTATTCAAGGAAGATTGAAAAAGTACTTCAGAAAAGTAAACCAAAGAAAGAGGACGAACCTATATACATGATTCGAGATATTACAGAGAGACAGTTTAAAAGACAATCAGAACCCTCGGTAATACCCTGTCCCTTTAGGCAATTAAATGACCTTACTAATGCAGGAGGTTATCCCGAACATTCTATTAATGTAATATTGGATAAACCTAAAGCAAAGAAAACTTTCTTCATGGTAAACCTTGCCCGAGGTTATCTTCGAATGAAGAAATCCGTATTATACGTAGATACCGAGAATGGTAAAGACCAAATCATGGACAGATTTATTCAATCTAGTATCAATAAAACCAAAAAGGAATTATACTCAGGTGAGTATGATAAACTTGAAGCTAAACATTTAAGAAAGCTTGCAAGATTTGGGGTTGAATTGGTGGTTGAGAGGGTACCTGCAATGATTACTAATACAACTTACATAAAAGAGAGGATAGTTCAATTGCGTAATCAAGGCATCGATATTAGAGTATTAATGGTAGATTATGCAGGTAAGCTTGCCTCAATAGCTGGAGACCGAGAGGATTTCGAAAGGATTTCTAATGTATATGTAGATTTGCAAAACTTGGCAGAAGAGTTACATCTTGATATTATATGGACTGCACATCATATTACTCGTGAAGGTAAGAAGCATAGACTTACTAGATATGATGAAAATGATATCTCTGGTTCAATTGCTATTGTTCGTAATGCTCAAGTTATTGTGGGTCTTAATTCTACCGAGCAAGAAGAAAAAGATAATATACTTCGAGTTGAGATGGTAGTACAAAGGGACGGTCTTTCTTCAGGTAGAGCCTTATTTAAATGTGATGTTGAAAGACAAAGATGTACAGAATTTACAAGAGAACAACGTAAACAATATGATGGGGTATATGGTAAAAATTTAGACAAGATTATGAACGAACAGAAGGGCAATCCTTCAGCAAATAAAGAGAAGTATGAGAAGAAATCAGGTGATATATAATAGAAAATTATCCCACAATATAAAGGGTTGGCCAGGATATCATATTTCTAAAAAAGTAGAAGTAGTAAAAGACAGATGGACTGATGGATTAGCTTTGGAAAT